ATTGTCTAACTCTTCTAATGTAAAAGCATCAAGGGAGTCCATCGTGCCAAAGGCATCTAACTCCTCCATAGTTGCCATATAACTAAGCCGCGGTTATGTCTAATTCACCTGCGGCAATCCGTAATATATCGCCTGTCGCAACTGTCTTGCCTGCCGAAAAAGCACCGTGTATTAGTAAATTACCACCACTACTAGCATCAAATAAACCGAAATGTGTTATTGTGCCTTGTGATCCTGTCGCGGCTGGGAAATCAACATTTGAGGTGTTATCTGATACACCACCGCTTGCTGCGTCAAAAGCAATTGATTGCCGTGCATAGCCGTTACCACTAATTTCAGTGCCAGAATTGTCATCACCAAAGCTACCTGTAGATAGTCCAATATATACAGTGCTCGGAGGTGTAAAAGCTGAATTTCTTAAAATATGATCGAGGATTTCGTTCTCGAGGTAGTTGCTCATCGCTGACATGGGTTATTTTCCTCTATAAGTTGTTTTCATTGATAGTACACCACCGTATCGTGCATCTTCCGTATCTCTCACGATCTCTGCCATAATCCTTGTAAAAAGATTGTCGTACTGAGTGGCCCGACCTTCGTCCATGAGAAAGGTGTAAGCATTTGTGAGCGATCCGTATAAGTACGCGTCAGGGTGTCTTGTTAATATTACGTTGTTTGTCGTTGTATCTGATAGTGAGTCTATACCTTCACCATAAACGATTTCAAGAGTGTAAGCCGTATCTGGTATTGGCCGTATTGCCAACTCACTTCCAATCACCGTGTAACCTCTAGGCTTACCGTTTCCACTAGTCGAATACTCTTTGTTGAGCATTTCTACAGTATGATATTTTAAAATCGTTGTAGGGTCTGTGTTTATCTGCACGTTACGTATACTACGTAAATCAGTCGGTAAAGATATAAAACCGTCACCAGCTACAGTTGTTGCATTTGCTCTTTTTTCTTGTGTTCTTGAACTCAACTCACGGCTCATGCGAGCTTCAGCCAAAGTTATAAAACTTGGTATTTGTGATGTCAAATCATCTCTAGCCAAAAAGTTTGCTATCTCCGTTTTGAGCTCGCTGTAAGTTGTAAACGCCATTAAATTAATCTTCCGTTGGTTGTTCTGAAGGCCTCGTTGTCTTTATCTTGCAGCCAACGTAACCATGCCTTCGGATTATCTCTAGGACTTCCAAATTTGAGTAATAACTCGTGATATAGTACAGCAGGTATCTCACCTACTTTTTGCCAGTGTTTTTGTGTGTTTCCAATCATGTCACCCGGCCTATGCAAGTCTAGTTGATCTTTTGCAAGGTCTTTTATAGGGTCAATTTTTTGTTCTGTCTTGTAGACATAATGCTCTTCGTTAGCATCGTATTCCATCGTAGTTTTTTTTGATACACCGTCTGTGCTAACTGTAAGTTTTTTTGCCATTGTAACCTCATTTGAGGGGGGATATACCCCCCTCGTGTTGTGCTAATACTATGAAGTATTTAGTCCGAAAATGAAAGCATGCGCCTTTGGTGCGCGTACGATCAGTGCATATTCAGTAATGATCGCAAACTTTGTTGCATCACCTGTGGCCGCAACATCGCTTACTGCGAAGTTTCTGCCTGGTAGTGTTCCGATTGCAACATAATCTGTATCAATTACATACATTTCACTGTTCGGTGCTTGTCTGTCAACTACTGCTTCTACAGTACCAAAATCAGATAAGAACATTGAGACCGAGCCAACGATTGCTGCTTCTTGTGGAGCAGTTGTTGTAATTTGGTTAGTTGCTACTGATCCTGATGATAGACCTGAGAAAGCTACTTTGTTTGCAGGTGACATAAGCAGTAAAGATGGTGAGCCACCGTCTTCGTATGCTTCTTTGATTGCTGCTTCAATTTGTGCAAGTGTTAGTGCACGTGCTGTACCTGTTAGATCAGCAGTGTCACTACCATCTCCTGTAGCATGACCCATGTCTGACGGTTTGTCACCGTTTGTAAGCCATGTTAGAAGTTTTGCAGTCTTTCTTGGGTCTGACGCGGATTTAGCTTCGTTTTTGAATAAACTCTTCTCAATATCGCGCCTCTGCTCGAGTCCTTTGATTACCTTCACGTACGCTGTTTCTCTATCGCGTCCTGCCTTATCTACGACATCTAAGGTGTTTGAGACTGAAGCCGCTTGAGCTGCTATTTGATGTACATTTGACAGCCTCGTAGTAGCCGTGGGATTGACATACGAGTAGTCCGCGCCTTCGTTCACATGGTTTGTGTCAACTGCTGCTGCAAGCTCTTGCACTTGCCATTCAGTTGTTACACCGCTAGTTGTTTCTTTTGCGGCTGCTGTGAACAATGGTGTTTCGGACGGATCAATACGATAAATAATATCGGATAGATCTTCTCTTTCCCCAACGGCATTTGTTGTAGTAAATGTTGCCATTGTTTTTTCCTATTCAGTTATTTAGTTAAAAGATATGAAATCGCGTCCTCTCTTCGACCCGACTTCGCTAATTTTTCAAAAGCCGTTTTTCGGTTTTGTTCTGAAACATTAACTTTACCTTTAGGTTTCCCAGCTTTGACCATCTTAGGTGCTTTATTTACTTTTTTTGTCACTGCAGGTTTCTTAGACTGTAGGACATCATAAAGATAAGCACGTCTCAACAAATCCACAACACGAGAGTCGTTAGTGTTTGCAATCTCTGTATCATTGAATCCAAAACGTTTTGCAAAGGTAACAATATTGTTACGTTCTTTTTGCGCCACTTCTGGGTCTTTCCACTCAGGGATTCTTTCTAACAACTTCTCTTGCTCACTTTGTAAATGCTTTTGCAACAACGCGTTTTGTTCGCTTTGCACAGCTTGTAGCTGTCTTTCTTGATCTATTTGATCTTGCTTTGCTTTCAAATACGCAGTTGGATCGCGCTGATATAGATCATTCCACTGTTGCTCAGTCATCGTATTTGCTGACTGTGATATCTGTTGCTTGAGAACTTCTAATTGTTGATTGTAATGTTTCCTCTCTGCTTCAAGATTGTCTAATGTAGCCTTGGCCTCTTTCTCTTTTACCGTAGCTTCGTTAAACCTTTTCTTGGCGACAGAATTAAGTTGAAATGATTCGATGAGCTCTCTCGCAGAGACTTCAACTTCCTCTCCATCAACTTTTGCTATATATACGTCATCGTTAGCTTCTTCATCGGATTCTTCGCTATTGAGATAGTTTTCTGTTTCTTCTTCTGTTACTTCGGATTGGCCTTCTTCGGCTTCCGTTTCTTCAGTCGCGTCAACTTCTTCAACCGATACAACTTCTGTATCTTCTTGTGGCTCTTGAATATCTTCACTTGCCTGCGTAGGTGTGTTTTCTTTATTCAAAAGTAGATTGATTGCTTCAGATGTGTCCAAAGAATCATTTGTGTTAGGGTTTGCATCTGCAATTGTCCTATCCATTTTTACCTCTTATTGGTTGTTATATTGACATGATTCTGTGATCTGCGACCACGTCCTCTCCATCAATGTTATTTACGAACAAACTCATTCATTTGTTTAGTTGCAAACTTACCAGATGCAATATATTTATCTATTTCATCGTGTATTTTTTGTATTGCAACGTGCATGTTATAAGCATGTTCTCTAGCATCTACATTTGAATAGTCAGTGTGTGACCACTCTTCAATGTAAAATTCTTTAAGTTGTTGCAGTATATATTGCAACATAGGATTATTACGCAGAGCCTCAGCCTGCTGTCCTCTAATCTTTTCTTCTTCTAAGGCCATATTGTCCTTCTAAGCACGAGGTAGATTTGTACTTACGTCACCGCCTAATGCTATTTTTTGTTCTCTTAAATCAAGCTCTGCTTGTAGCTCTTCTCTTCTCAATGCAAGTTGTTGTTGGAACTTCTCTCTTTCGAGCTGTATTTCTAACAGCATCTTTTCTCTTTCGAGTGCTATATCCGCTTGCAACTTCTGTCTTTCTATTTCAAGCTCTGCACCGACTGTTCCTTGTTGTCCTTGCATTTGTTCTTGCTGTGCTAGTATTTGATCAATCTGTTCTGCGCTATTGAAGAACTGTTGTGTGTCTTTGAAACCAGCCATCTCAATAATCTTAGACAAAGTATTCACATATTGACTTGGTCTTACCACTGGATTATTCATGCCTAATGTTTGTATGAGCTGTTCTTGTTTACCTGCGACTTGCAACAGCATGGCCATCTTTTCATCTTCTCTACCGTTGCCTAAACCGACTTCAATACTAATATCAAATTCGTTGTCAAAAGCTCTTGGATCAACAGACACATATTCGTTACGTATTCTTATTGTTCTGCTTTTCATCATGTGTTTTTGACATAACAACAAAACAAGTTTTGCAAGATCACGACACCCCGTCTCTGCAAAAACTCTTGCAATCATTTCTGTTTTTAGTTGTGCTCCTTGCATAGTACTTTGCACTGCACTAGCTGTGGTTGACTGTAATACTTTTGGATCAAGTCCCAAACTTGCCTTTGAGAAACCTGTACGTTGATCACGTACTTGATCGATATACTCTAGCATGTTAAACCCTTGTGCACCTATCTGTGGCACTGATAATTGCTGTACCATTCCCGGTGCTCTCATTCTTACGATACCACCCGGTCTAGCCGTAAGTAAATCTTCAAGGTTTACTTGACCTTCTACAACACCCACACGTGAATTGTTAGTGAGATACATGTTGTCAAGCATTTGTCTTAATACTGTTGATTTGATCAACTGTAAGTCTTTGACCATTTCTGCAACCGAACGACCAACCATTCTGTGTGGCATTAAGATTGGGGATAATATGCAGAATGGTATATGGTCGAACGGATCATTTTCTAAGATGAAGTTGCCTTCACCGATAGTTAATACGCGTCTTAACTCTGGTATACCATCACCATCGTAATCTGCTCTAAGATACATTTCAGTGACCAAACAATCGTGCATGGTAGGATCATTCTTGCTTTCACCTTTTGTGCCACTTTCTGTATCTTGGAAACGTTGTTGCACTTCCATTTCGTTTTCAATATCAGCATATCCAGAATATTGTAAAACAGTGTCATAGTCGTAGCCGTCATTGACCAAGTCACCGACCTTCATTGTTGTTCTATGTGCAACAAAATCAGCAGTATCTAACGATACGGCACGTCTTGAAAATAAAAACTCTTCTGGCGGCACGTTCATAATTTTTGTACGTCCACTGTTTTTCTTTCTTTTTACTTCGACATCGTAAGATATTTGTAGTGGTATTTGGTTATCATTTTCATCGAGTTGGCCTACTTCATTTATTGATTGAGACACGACCTCAATGTCTTGGTCTGCTACCAACAGTGTCAACTCTTCTTCTGTTAAATTTTTATACTCTTCTTCAACTGTTTCTATGTCTTCATCGTAAAATACTTTCAACACACCGACTTTAAATAACAAGGCATCTTTAAACCAATTGTACATGTTGACGAAGCCGTTATTGTCGTTATTGATGACATAGTTGACCAAATCTGTCGCTTGTTCTGCCGCTTTTACATCTTCTGGCTCACGTGCCACAAAACGTGCAAAGCTATCAGTAGACTGAAATACTCTCATAAGTTGTGGCATGATGTACTCAATCGTGTCGCTTACTTCAGTAGCAACAACTTGTGATCTATCTTCGACCTCATTACCAAAAGGCTCACCAAGATAAAAATCGAGAGTTTCAGACCTTTCGGCAGAAAACTCAGTATCGTAATAATTCACAGCATCAAGCATGTGATCATCAATCAAGCCTTTAAATGTTTTATCGTCCATCTTTGGCATTTACTTACCTTTACGTTTTTTATTTTTGCGCAGTGCTTTGAAATCTGCACCCGTGATCTTCGTTCTTGGCTTGGCGACACGTGCTAGTTTCTTCTGCTTGGGACTATACTTGCTAAACGGCATTACTTACCTCTTTTCTTTTTCCTTGGGTCACGGCTGAATTGTTTGCCTTGCTTGATCGCTTTTCTTTTCAACCTTGTCAACCTATCATATTCTTTCTTTGACATAGCTTGTCTCTTAGCTTTTGGCAGATATTTTTCTCCTGTTGCCTTTGGGCCTTGTATCGATGGTTTACCACTCCGTGTACCCCATTCTTCCTTACCCCACTGACGTAATGCAGCTTGTCGTGGTTTAAGAGCCATGTCTTTTCTGTATCGGTAATTTCAAACTTGTACTTGCACCTTTATGTTTTGTAAAACGACCTTCATGTTTCATAAGTTTGATACCTGTCTTCGTTTTCATAAAATGAAATCCTTTCGGTGCTTTGATAGTTTTTGTTGCCATTACCGATATCCTCCGCCTTTTGCTTTGTACTGTTTGGCAAGCATTTGTGCTTTTCTCGCAGACCACTGACCCGGACGACCACCTTTACTACCAGCCAAAATCCTCTTAAAAAGATTTTTTCTCATAGTTGGTTTGGTATAGTTACCCGCTTTGTTGACTGTGGATTTACTTTTTTTTGCCACTTGCCTTCTTGCCTTTTTTCTTCATGGGTTTCTTTTTTGCACCCTTTTTCATTCCTGCATGATATGGCATTATCTACCTCCTCCACCTTTTGTACGTGTCGGTCTCATACGAGCTTGTCTCATCAACATCGCTTCAAAATCTGACATCGCTCCGCGACCACCCATAGGCATTTTTGATTTCTTAGGCATTTTTCTTTTCATCTTAGTTGTTGATCTATACATACCCGGCATGTAAACCTCCTATTTCTTTTTGTTTCTGTTAGCAAAAGCTCTTGCTTGTTCTTTTGACGAAAATCCCCAAGCCTTCAGTGCGAGGGCCAGACGTGTTGGGCGGCCTTTTTCGTCCTTCATACCACCCTTCATACCACCAAAACGTGCAGCAAAACTAACTCTTCGTGGACTTTTACCCGTCTTCAACGGTCTTTTTAGGTTACTACCTTCAGTCCTTTTGAAATGTTCACGGCCAGCTTTATTGAGGCCTCCTTTTGGATTTTGAAATCTTTTTGCTACCATTTGCACCTCTGTGCCACCTACAAACAATCGCTGATGTGTAAAATAATTTCTATCGCTTGTACATTTGTTAGTAGGTGGTCAAACTTTTTGTATTATATTATCTATAAAATTATCTATTTCTTTTTTGGACATGCCTTGGCTCTTCAACAAACTTATTGCACCGACACACATTACTGTCGAGATATGTTGACCACTGGCACTACCCATACGCATGAGAGATAGTGAAAGATTGGTATAGAGATGATAAAGATCACCGCACTGTTTCCAAAACTCCGTATCTTCAATATTAATATTTTCTAATTCGTTTTTCTCGTTCATAGCCAATTTATCGTTGGTTTCTTTGTGTTACCTTTCTCCCAGACATACCATGCAAGGGCCATCATGCTTGATTTTTTTTTATAGTCCTCATCACCATTTTTCATCAGTGTAACTCTACCAGAAAAAACGTGCACTCTGACGGGTGGGTATAGCTCATAAAATTCTTTTCTTGCTAATCCTTCCAGAGCTTGTAATTTTAGCAAAAAACATGTTTTCTTACGTGCGATCTTTTGACTGTTGTACATAAATTTTATGAGAAGATTACCGTAGGGTGGATTGGTTACGATATTATCTCTCTGTTCAGTTTCTTGCAAGAAGTCCACGTATGGTCTACCAAAGCCACGATCAATTAAATCAGTGCTTTCTACGTTGTATCCGTTTTGCTCAAACACTTTTGATATATGTCCCATACCACAACAAGGCTCATATATTGATCCGTCAAAATCTTCGACACGTAGCAACCTTTCTGTTGCATCTGGTGGGGTTGCATAGAAATCATTTATCTCTCTATCACCACGATGATTGTGGCCCATGATTTTCATAGAAGAAACCAAACCCTGTTTCATACGATCCAACCGTTGTTGCCGTAATCAATGTTTTGATTGAACTTATAACCACTGCCACTACCAGACGCTCTGACCGCCAGACCCGCAAATGTGAGCATGAGACTGTCAGCGATATCTGGACTGCGAAAACCTCTTTTCTTCATCTGATCCTTTGATTCGACTTTAAACTTACCACTTGATAATATTTCATAATTTACAGAAGTCAACTCTGATATCAACTCTTCTTGGTCTGGTATCTTGCAATCTTTTTGTTCAAGCCATTCTCTACACTTAAACCACAACTCATCTCTCAAGCGCATGTACCTATTCGACATGCTGGAACTTTCTGCAACGTTGATCCCTCGAGCTGGCATATCCAACTCAACTAATCTATCTACGACCCCAGCACCCAGACCGATGGAATCAATCAGTATCTCACTTGGTCTTTCACTAAACGGAGTTGATTCGTATTCTGCCATTATAATCCCAACAGTCTCCATCAAGTCTTTATTACCCCAATTTTTGACATCTTCGGTTATAACGTTGCCCTTACGTTTGCATAGGGCACAACGGTCATTACCGTGTCGTGCGATATCAATACCCCAGACGGGCAAGACCTCGATTGGGTCAACCTCACGGTCTATTGCTGATTCGACAAGTGCACGACTCATTATGGCATTGTCATCACTCAGTGGGGGCAGGCCAAGAACTCTGACACGGAATACATTCGATTCTTCACCGTATTGTTTTTTCATGTCATCTATGTACTGTGGGTCTACCGTGTCAGCATCTTCACACGATACTGTCATTGTCTTCCAGCTTTCAATATTTTTACCAAACGAATCAAAGAAGTACCCAGATGAACGGTTGGGGTTACCTACCATGATTGTCTTTGCTCCCGGTGTTGACATCGCACCTTGTGCAACCTCAAATATAATATCTGGTACACCAGAGGCCTCGTCTATCAAGAAGAGCATGTTGGGTGAGTGGAAACCTTGCAAGGCTTCTGGATTTTCTCTTCTTGATGTACGTGACACACAAAAACTATCTGGTGCGTTCTTCAGTGTTATCTTATCAGAACGAAACTCTAGCTCATCTTTGAATACATCTGGCATGCGTTGATACCACTTTTGTATTTCTGGCCACAGTATCTGTTCTAACTGTGAAGCGGAGTTTGCGGTTGTGGCGATCTTGCACGGATAATGTGTGCACAGCCACCAGAGTATAGTCCACGATAAAAATGTTGTCTTGCCTACTGCGTGACCACTACGTATTGAAAGTCTGTTATTTTCAACGATGTTAGTCAGCGCTTCTTTCTGCCATGCTTGTGGCTCTGCTTTTAACCAAGATCGAACAAACAGTATTGGATCATTACGAAGTGTGAGTATGGTATCTGCTGCATCAGTAATGGAATATCCTATTTGTTGTTTAAAAAAAAGACCGCCATTTTATGTTATGACGGTCTTGGGAGAAATATTAAAAAATATGAATCCCTTTTCTAATGAAAGGTTTTATAAAATGATACGGTCAAAAATCGCCGTATAACATAGAATATAAGTTATGCTGCAAATAGAATCAAACGTTTTTTTTCGTTTTGTTTAAAAAAATCAAAATTTTTTTATGAGGGGGGTCATTTGTATGTGACGGCCCAAGCACAAACTACCTTGGGGTGTCCCAAAAATGCAAAAAACACCTGGTTTGCTGCCAGGAATTATCCTTTTAAAACAATGACTTATGTAATTTGTGAATTGGTTGTTGTAACCTATTTATTTTGATCATCAATGGCCACGTGCTCAATTACTTTTTCTTCAAGTCTGTTCTGTACCTCTTGCAAAGCCTTTGTGAACGGACTTTCCACGTGTTCAACCGTCAATTGTTGAGGAATGAACTTGGCAACGGCCGTCAATGTTTTTGACACATCTTCTTCAAAAGCCGAGGCCAGCAGACTGTGAAGAGGTTTTCCACGTTCTTCAAGTAAATCTAGAGCTCTTGCCAGCTCATTTTTTACAACGACAATTGTAGCAATTGATCGTTGACTTGATCCCTTTGGACGGCCTCTTTTTCTTTTATTTTTTATTTCATTAACCATTTGTAATAATTATTCAATTTTTATTATTCATTTAAATTAAATCAGTTGAAAAATAGATGAAAGCTTTTTTAATAGATTGTTAATTATTTTCTTGTATTGTGTATTTAAAGTTTACTTCTAATTCATTTCGATGTAAGCTTTTTAAATAGCCTTTAATGGCATTTATTTTATTAAAAATGAAAGGATAATAAAATGCACGTTTATAATTTAACAAGTCCAAACGGAAACAAAATTACAAATCAATTTGTAATTGAAGATGGATCAATTCACTATTTCCAAAGCTATAACACAATTATAGCAAAATTAGATTGGGATAAATGCAAAGTTTACTTAGATTCTAATTATTGGAATTATTCCGTTACTACTTCAAAATACAGAAATATCTTTCTTAATGAAACAAGAAAAGAAACAGAAAAGAAAATCAAATCAAAAGAATATATTTTAACTGATTTAAATTCTGCTCTACATAGGCCAAGCCTATAAATTAATAAACAGAAAGGATAACAAAATGATTTTAGACAGTTTTACTTTTCAAATGTTATGTGGGGAATATTGTATTGACCCACACCTAGCACTTGAACATCAAGACATTATTAAAGCAATCAAAAATAATGACTATGACAAAGTAGTTGAAATTTTAGAAAATGAATTTTAATTGAAAGGACAATAAAATGGAAAAGTTTACTATTTATAAACATTATTTTGAAGAATATGAAAAAGATGTTTTTCATGTTTATGATGGACAACTCATTCAAGAATTTGACACTAGAAGAGATGCACAAAAATTTGTTAACAATTCGACTAAAAAAAATAAAAAGAAAAAAGTAAATCAACAGAAAGGATAATAAAATGAAAGTTTCAAAATTTCTAGACTTGTATAAATATGATTTAATTGTGTCAATTGTAGAGGGTCAAACTACGTGCAATTTTGGTCTTTTGATGGAAGATGAAGAATTTAAAGATTTGTTAAAGTCTGTCATTAATCTTCCAATTGATGTTGCAACGGAACAATTAATTAACAAAGCAAATGAAATTAGTTAATAACCCCAATTTATTGAAGACAAGTCATTTTTATAAATGGCTTGTATTGAATAAATTAATAATGATTTATTCTAAACAGAGAAAGGAAAAAATATGAAAATGAATAATTACCCAAACTACAAGGACGGCAAAATTTCATGTCAATTATGTGGACAATGGCAAGATGAAAGGTCAATTGAAATATGGCATGATGAGTCGTTTATAAATCCTATTGATGTAAATGTGTTCTTATGCAAAGCATGTAACGATGATTATACACACTCAGAAATAAAAGAAAGGTTTAGACCATGACAACGTTACTTGAAGACTTGCAAGACTTAGTTTCACAATTTGAACGTGAGAAGATCACAGAAGAAGAAGTTATAAACATAATTAGTAATATAACAAAGTATTATTATAAAGTTGATCTTGATAATTTACATTATTCTATAATTGGTGTTTATGCAGATTATGATGAGGGAAATACGAAACGTTCAGTGGCTAACGAATTAGTCAAGAATGTAATTTTTGATAATCTTGAATATGAAATAGGGGAATCACATGAATAAAGGACAAGCAAAAATAATAATTGATTATAACAATGGCCAAGTTCACGTTTTTCATGGGGACACAAATGACTTACTTTGTTGCTATGAAGAATCACAAGACATAGATACTTTTAAATTAATTTGGAATTTACTTGAATCGTATTGTGATAAATTTGAGGGATTCAGACTTGGAAAGCCAAAAATAGAAGAAGAAAAAAAAGAAACTAATATTATTAATTTTAATGAAAGGATAAAGAAATGACAACATTACTAGAAGAATTGGAACACTTAGTTTCAGAATTTGATGGTGGTTGGATCACAGAAGAAGAAGTAATTAATATAATTATTGATTTAAGTGAAAGATTTAAAAAACAATAATTTATTGAAGACAAGTCATTTTTATAAATGGCTTGTATTGAATAAATTAATAATGATTTATTCACAACCAAGAAAGGAAAATAGAATGAGTAAAATTAAAGACCATATAATAGCATATTGTGGCAATCGTGGTATTGATAGGCCAATCAAACGATGTGCCAAATATAAAGATATGTTTATGATTGTTTTCAATGACTATCCAAACGATGTTGAAATTTCATTCCATAGTTGGGTTTATGAATGTTATGATGAGATATCAACTAAAAAAATGATTTGGAATAAAAGCAATTATGAAAAATTATATAAAAAATACAATAGAGAGTGTGAGGTATAAGATGAGAGGAACATTTGGAAAACTAAAATTTAATACCAATAAACAATTACGTGAGTTGGCTTTTAAGACTTTGGAATCCTATGCACGAATGGAAAAATTCTTCTTACCTTATACAGATAAGAAATCAGATGATGCTGGTTTCATATTAGTAAAAGATGAAGGTATATATTTAATACCAGCATATAAACATGAGGGAACACCACGTGAAATTGGCCTAGTTAAATATGCAAGAGGTTATAATCCAAAATATAAGAATTCATCACCTTTATGGGAAAAAGCACATCTATTTTCTTATGATGATTTTGCTGAATTTATCCCTATGGAAATAGATATGTTAATTCAATTAATTTATGGGGGTACTTTAACTGTTAATCTTACAGAAGATACAATAAGTACAGAATGTATTATTCACAAGAAAGATAAAAAAGAGCCAAGTTCATTACGTAAATATCTCATAATGCATTTTTACAATATATTAAACGAAAGAAAGAAAGGTGTAGTAAATGGTTAGTAAACTAGCATTGTTATTTTCAAGTGTGATGGTCTTGTTATTTTTCTGTGCATTTGGAATTTTATTACATGATATATTAGAGTTTAGACAATTGATTGAGGTTTCACGATGAGTAAGAAACTAAAATCTTTTTTAACTGATCTTAAATATATTTTATTTTTTGTTATGATTTTAATTTTATTTGCAGTTGCTTATTTGTAAGTATTTATTATTTTCATAACCGTATCAACCTCAACACCACTCATTTTGATGTTGAATAGGTACAGAGACAAGACGGTAACATAGTGAATTAATTGATTTGTGTTCATTATGTTACCGTTTTTTATTTGCATGTGCTCGTGGCCTATTCCATGATCTTTTAAATTATGATCAATACAACCGTTATTGTTTTTTACTAACTCATATAACTTCCAAACTGTCTCAACTTCAGTTATTGGTATATCAAGAAAAGTTCTTGTTCTTGGCATTATCTGATGTTGAAAAACTTACTTAATTGATCAAGAGCATTTCTTAATTCATTCATCGTTCTTCTTTTATTGTTATACTTCTTATCAAACTCACTAGCAGAAAAGCCATATATGACTATATGCTGGACTATCGAAAATAACTTGCTATCAAGATGTTTACATATATCCATATAAGACGAAAAACTGATATCTTGATTTTGCATACGTCCTTGTATTAAAGAATCAGAATTGTAACTTGATATAAGTCTTTTTGACGTTTGTTCATAAATTGCATATAGATATAAAGCAGTATTATACTGTCTATCGTCAATGAGGCCTCTCTGATAATAACGATCAATTATCGTTTGTGTAAGTATACGTCTTCTTTTTTTACTTCCAGCAACTATTGATATATCTTCATCTTTATATATATCGTCTTTCTTTATACGTATATCTATACCAAAATCTGATTTCTCTATATCTTTCATATACTACTTTGGATCAAGAATTTTTGATAGATCGATACCATCGCTCCGGGAGTGTGCATGTTTCTTATCTTGTTTTACATGTTCCTCTGATGTGCAAGCACCATATAATTTCAAATAATTTATTGCATCAACGACAGTATCTTCATCATATATGTTCATATCATCTCGAGCTAATTTTAGCTCTACCATAAGTCTTGCAGCAGTAGATGGTTTTATTTTTTCACCAAGAACAAAGCTAAATCTTGCAGCAATTCGTTCGTGTAATTCGTAGAAATCGCCATAGGCTTGGCCTCTTTCTTCAATCAATTTGTCTGATTGTTCACCAAATTTATTTGGTGATTTCTTTTCTGTATATCTAAAAGGGTACGTCTTCATCAAAATCATCTCCTATTGTTGTTTCAGTTTCTTCTATTTGCACAACCTTTGCTGGAATATCTTTTTTACTAAATACTTCTTTTGCTTTAAGTATATCTTGATATTCGATCAACATAAGGCCGATCTCCTCGAGTGATAGCATTATATCAATTTGTTCGTCTAATGCTTTTGCACTTCGTAAATCTTCAACAGTTTTTGCTATACCAACTTTTTTACCTTTTGTATATGTAATCCAGATATCTGGTTGAGGCCTCAAGTTGTTATCAATACAATATTTATCTAATGCTTTGAGTCCTCTTTGACAAATCTCACTACGTATTTTTATTAGATTGACGTGCTCTTTGTCAGTTACGTGATTACCGTCTGGTGACCAATTGACAACATATCGAAACTTCTGTAAGGCTTTATAAAAACGATCTGCTATATCTTTGTCAGCAATTTCAGTTATCCGTTCATATCCGTATATATCGTCATACCGTTTTTGTAGTTTCATATATTCCGATATATGTTCCCATTGTGGGGTGTGCTGATGTACGGCTACACCGATATATACATGTCTGTTAGAGAAGTAATCATAATCGTTTATATTTTTTAGTGTCATATACATACTCCGGGAGCGAGTTGCAATCGAATACGGTAGTAGTAGTGTTGTACCCTTATATAGGGTACTACACACGCACTCCACGTATTCACACGTTTACTACAAATAATCTTTTTTATTTTGTCAGTCATAAAATCCTCCTCATTCGTTGCTGACCCTTGCTTTCCGTCATTTTGTTGGTAGTAAATTTACTAACGAATTACTACTCCCAATCATTCAGTGTCTTTTCGCCTAGTTTTATTACCTTTACCGTGTTATTTTTTCTGTAATTTTTGGGGTCAACCTTGATTGCTGACATATTCTTTTCGACTAATAAATCATTTTTCAACCACGTTGTGACCATTCTTTTCATCTTTGTTCGTGTAACGGGTGCATCAAAATCCATATCGAGGTAGTCGGATATAAACTCATGTACACTCATCTTATATTCATTCCGTGTTACCCGTATGTTACTCATCAAATGCAATTCCGAATCACCGATAGCTTTATGTAATAAACGTAATTTATCCATTGTGATCCCATCAAAAGCTGATGGTGGTGTGTATGCTTGACACACGGCAATCCAATCTTCTTGTGGCAGTTGCACTCCGATCTTTTGATACCATATCTTTTTGTCAAGTGGCCGTGACAAGTTGTGCTTTCCTCCTGGCTCAAGTGCAAAGAAGTCAATATAATTATCCAAGCCAAGGTTTTCTCCCTCTGACTTTGACATCTTAGTAAGAACACGTGCTGAACGTACTGCACCGATCAAACTTGATCCACCTCTAGCATCTTCAACCGTTACGTCCGTGTTGGCATTGATCTTCCGTGTATGGTGGACAATCTCAATGCAACAGTTTGTAACGTCTGCAAGCATACTTAATGCCTTACCCAACGTCCTAAAGTTTTCAACCGACTCAGAGCTTGTGTGCATGTTGGCCAATGGGTCAAGGATCAATAAGTCTATATCGTTTTTTGTGATCTCATCTTGCAGTTGCTCAAAGGCATGGTCATTGATCAAACCGTTATCTCCGATCATCAGTAGTAACTCCATATCACGACCACTGCCAATATGAAAGTGCTCGAGTTCTGATTGATCGATCTCATAATACTGACATAAAGCCAGCACCCGTCTTTCGATCTCATCTCGTGGGTCTTCAGAATTAAAGTATAATACCTTGCATTTTTTTATGGGTTGTACGTTCAACAAGTTCCGTCCCGTGACCATGGCCAAGGCCTCCGTAACGGCTAGTGTACTCTTACCAAGTCCTCCGGGAGAAACGGTCAAGGTGCAGTATGACTTGATGTAGTGGTTGGAATACAGAAACTCACGTTTTGGTATGGTCATGGGGTCTTTATGCTGCCACCGTGTAAATAAGTTGCCACCGTTTTTACTTTTTGTGATGATTGGTTTTGCTGCCGTCTTTTCATAACCTTTTTCTCGAGCTCCTTTTATGGCTATATCAACCTCTTTGTCTGTGTCTGCTTGTGAGTAGCCTGGAAGAGTGATGTTGAACAGTGCCATGTGTATCTCTTTATCCGTGCACCCTTGTGCTACAAGTGATCCTACCACTCGTATCATATTGTCGTGCCAATCCACTCCAGAACGTATTTGATTGAGTGATTGTTGTATGTCAAGACGTTGGCCAGCAGACATATCTCCTAAATTGACGGCGAAGTTTTGAGAGGTACTTTGGTATGGAAAAAACTTTTTAAGGGTCTCTACGGTCTTTATATCGCTCCGATAATTGGTAAATTTACTGATTTCGACTACTCGACCCTTGATTTCTTTATTTTTGGTGGGATAATTTATTGTGCCAGACAAACGTAAAATACGGCTTGGGTTGTGTACTGACGGATCACTTTCGATCTTTTGTGCTATACCTTTCTGTATATTTGTCCACGTCTCCATATCATAACACGGCTCGTTGAGTTCAAAGTATATATGGCCACGAACAGGCTTTTGTCCCGTATATACCCCAAAATTACCTTTAAGTTCTGAAAATATTTTGTTGACGTTCCTAACGCTCTCAACGGTATCACAATCACAAAAGCAGAAAAAACTTGCTATGATATCTTGATCCGTTGCAGAACGTCCGTTTGATCGACTCGATATTGGATTGACTGTTATGTATACATTGTATTTTTCTGCATTGTTTTTGCATGCAAACTTGATTGCATCGTCTATCTGTGATCGTTTGAATTTTTGATTATGTGGCTCAAAGTTTTCTTTGATACACCGTATCTCAAAATATGGATCATCGACAAGTTCATTCCAACGACTTGTTATCTTCTTTATATGTCTCTCTATATCGTCTACGTTATACTGCATTGACTTCCATGTTTTTGAGTATATGTTTGATAACTTCAATCGTCCAACCGTTGCCAATCATTTTAAAACGTTGGGTCTTTGATACACCCTCCGTATAATTATCTGGCAACGTCTGTAGCCGTTCACATTCGATAGGTGTCAGTTGTCTATAGTGTATACCCTTGACAATGTGGTGGTTTGTCTCCCACGATGATATAGTTACTGTTGGACTTTTCTCATCTAATCCTCTCACACCGCCTTTATTTGCACCACGTGGCCTTTGTTTTAGTACAACTTTCGGTATTGATGATTGTGTTGCTGTTAGTGTGTTTGATGGTTTCTCTGGTTTCCGTATACGATCTTGTTGTTGATTTGGATATGCACCTTCACGATTCATTTGATAATAATTTTCTTTCTCATCAATAGAAACTTTTAGCTGACGGTTGCCGCCTTGTTGAGTGTGCACAGTTGGACTCTTACCCATAGGACTATATACTCTTTTCATAATATCTAATCCTTTAAAATCAGTGGCGGTTGCTACTTGCATCGGTTTACTTACGAAACCTTCTGTGTGTCCTTTCCACATCGTAGCTAACAATGTGCTTGATTTTTCATCTACAGACTTGATCATCTCGTATCTCTGTTTCTCATTGTGTGTTTTGTGTAACCAATCTGGCAGTTCTTCTTTTGGCTTAAAAGATTGTGTGTCGTCTAATATATCTCCAAGCACGAGGCCTCGCTCCTCTGGCTGCAAAATGTTTGGTATGTTAGTCCAATACAGACGTACTCTATTCTGTGCAGAAACAAGTGAGCTGTTAATTTTTATTGGTTTGACACCAACATAATCACTGATCACATCTTGACATTCTTGTTTCATACGAACGTTTTCAAGCAAAAAGTATCGAGGTTTTACTTTTTTTAATATTCGTGCAAACTCAAAAAACAATTTACTTCTAGGATCATCAAAGTTCAGCCGTTGTCCAGCGAAGCTGAAACCTTGACACGGACTGCCACCTAACAACAAATCAATCTGTGGTAAATCTGTACCTTTTACTGTTCTTACATCTCCGAGTTGTATTGTATTCGGAAAGTTTTTCTGTGCTATTTGAATAGCATATTTATCTATCTCACTTGCATAATATGTATCAACCTTGATCCCTAACTCGTGTAAGGCTTGCTGCCCACACGACATACCGTCAAACAAACTTAAAACGTTCATTAATTTCTCCTACTAAATAACTCATACCATTCATCACAATTCTCACAAATATAATAGCTAACATAATCAAAATCCATATTTTCTTCGTAATATTCACTCTCATCTTTACGGAAGTCCCCAAAGAAACGAAGACTTCCGTTACATGTTTCACAACGTTTGCCAACATCGACCTCCTCTTTTTTGTTAACCATTGTAAATATTTTCAAAATTCGATTACTTCCGTGAGTTCATCGTTCTCTTTTGGGTCAGCTTGTTGTCCTTGATTGTCTAAATCTAATGGAAATGGCCTTTCTACCCAATCAACAACCTCAAGTTTTGGCACTGACGTGCTACCCACTTCAAACTTGACTAACTCAGCACCAACAAGTTTGACAAGTGGCAACGGTGATTTTTTCTTGGAATCTGTATTTTTGCCAAATGTTTTGACAAGATTTTTGAAACCGTGCATAACGGCATAACCAGATTGTATCCAAAGAACAATTTCATCTCCAGCCAAGGCCGTCATTGAGAAACCTTTTTTCCATGTGTTGCTGTCTGCTCCACCCGGTTTTGGTTTCCATTCTGTCAGTGTGTCGTTCCACTGCCATTGACTGCTATTGTTGGCAAATGCTTGATAGCCTGTCTTCATATTGTAGATATCAAGGATTATGCCCTTTTTCTTGATGAGATCACAAGTTTTCTTCTCTCCATCATCAATGATATAAAAATTGTTTTTATCAATCTCACCATCTTCTGTGCCCTTTGCCGACCACTTCAAGATACCATCAATACGATTGTTATCTTCTTCTAAATTTATTTCAAACGTCATATTTTACTCCTTTGTATTATAAAATTTTTTAAGTTCATCTTCACCACTCCAATAAAAATTATCGTATATTGGTATACACTTACGTGCTTGCTCTGGTGTCATGTGATTGCAAAAATTATCCATCTGTCTGACAATATTTTTTGCATCTTCCATTATGTCAACTGCATTACCGTGCTCATAGAAAGCCGATTTTTTGTTAGTGACATAAAGAAACTCTACTGAATAGTTGCTACGTGCCATCTTATATATGGCTCTTTGTAGTTGATGTTCTGCTGACATTTTTGGTTGGAGTGCATTTGTCGTTTTTAGGTCAACGATCTTACCATCTGGGAATACAAAATCGAGGTAACCTATTGCATCAATTTTTTTGTCACCATCAACTATCTCATAACTAATGAGTTGTTGCTTGTCATCTTCGTCAAATATAGGTACACCATACGGCTCAAGTGCTTGGCACGACAGCTCAATCATGGGCCTTAAATTTTTGTATTCTTTTGACTCTTGTGGGTCTAATATAAAATATTCAGCCATAAAATTGTCTTGTGCTTTTTCGATAGCTTGATCAAGTGTCAATTCGTTAGTCAATACTTCTTTTACTGCTTGTTCAACAAGTGTACCACGTGTCATTTGTTGGCTACCACTACCACGTATGCCGTAGCCGTAAGCCATGATAAACATAGACAAATTATTCCTAAATAAATTTATTTTGCTTGCTGAGACGTTGGGTTGAAAACCTTTACCGTGATCAACCCACTTTTGCAAACCTTTGTAATTTTCCATCAAACCTCCTCATAAAAATCAGCAATTGTTACCTTGCCCTCCGTCTCTTCTATAATTCTTTTCATAATATTTGGTCTTGGTATAGAAGTTTTGTTCCCGCCTTTTTTGCCACAATAATCATATACAGAACGTCTGCCTACACCAATTTTTTCTGCAAAATCTTGCACTGAGACGTTCTGCTCGTTTAGATAATCTTCTAACTTCATTACTCTATTGTTACTCCTAGATTAATTTTACTATTCATTTTTCTTTCGACAACTTTTGTACGTGTCCAATTGACATACTCATCGTTTGTAATCTTTGATCCCGGTTTGTGACCAATCATCAGTTGCAAGTTTTCATGGTCTGCTTGTGTGTAATCCTCACCAAAACTTTCACGTACAGAATTGATATAGTGTCTACGAAAGCAGTGAAAAGTAAATCCACTTGGCTCTGCTGTATGTAACCAAGGATATTCATGGTCTTTGTATATCTCTGCACACTCCGTCCATAGATTACGATATCTTTTCCATATAGTATTGTATGATGGTTTGTAACCGTCTTTGTCAGACAACACCCATGTCCATCTATGGATTGGATTTTTGTTTGCTTTGTTGATGTTTACATCGTCTGTGCCGTTGTCATACGGATCAACCGTTTGTCTCATTTGCTCTGCATAATCCTTGTGTCCTTGCAAGATTTTGACGTGTTGCTCTGATATATCGTTTTTACGTGTTGTTTCCATATTACGTGATGACGTTGACTTTACTGTATTGTGCATAGTCAAATATGGGTTGGTGTCTTCTGTATGCACATCAGACCATTTCAACCGTTGTATTTCGTTGATACGTCCACCCGTAATTGTGCACATAAGCAACAATAATTTATCTTGCCGTGTCTTTGCATGTCTCATCAATCGTGTAATCGTATGATGTTCACTTGGCACATCGTTATACATCTCAAAATAGTTTTTTTCTTTTTTCTCACTATGTGGCACGATCAACCTTTCGACCTCTTTGAATACATTATATTTGATATCGTCAAGATCATACCGTATTACATACGACATCAGTAGTTTCATTTTATTTTTAAGACGAACAGATTTATCCACTGATTTGTCTTTTGATATGTGGAAAAGTATTTTTTCGATTGTGCCTGTTTTGACATTTTTGAAATCAACGTCCCCAAAATATTGTAAGGCCAAATCGTAAAAGTGTTTGTCCTCTACATAAGTTTTTTGACTGCAAACCGTTTGTCGATATTGCATATACTCTTTAATATAATTTTTTAACATTTTATAAATCTCCTTTACACACATAAGTATATATAAAATATACGCAATTGCAATCAACTTATTATTTTGACATAAAAGTACGATCAGCTATATTGATTGATACGGAGGTGGCCATGACAAATTCACGAAGAATCGGTGCAGGTTTTGAGCAAAAAGTTGCACGTATGTTGCTCGATGAGTTGAACATACATTTTAAACGTAACTTAGAACAATATAGAGAAGTTGATCTTGGTGATCTGATATGTGATGAGGATAATTGGAAGTGGGTTATTGAATGTAAAAGAAGAAAGTCTGGGACGACTTATAGTATGGATTGGTGGGAACAGGTGACCACGGCTGCACAAAAGCAGGACAAAATGCCCGTGCTTATTTATCAACTCAATCGATCACCAATACGTTGTGTTGTCGATTTGAATGAAATATTAAGAGTGTTCAACGGTGACGTGCTGGGCCATGTCAATCTCGTTGAGCTTACGTTTGAAACGTTTTGTATGATTGCGAGGGAAACATTACATGATTGATACGAACAGCAAGCCACTAGTATATTTGGCTACACCTTATTCTTTAGATGGGAAAGCGAACGCCAAGGAACGGCAAAAAAGGTATGAACAAGTCACTCGATGTGCCAATATTTTATTTCGTAGTGGCCTCAACGTATATAGTCCGATCACAATGCACCATAATATATTGAAACATAAGCCAATAAAAATGACAACTCGTGATTGGTTACAACTTGATTTTGAGTATTTACGACACTCAATAATGTTGTTTGTCTTGAAGTTAGATGGGTGGGATAAAAGTTTGGGGTTATTATCGGAAGTTGAGTACGCTAAGAATTTGAAGATACCGATATGTCATATCACCCCAAACAAAGAAATATTAGGTAATAGCTAGTATAAGTATAATTGCGCCAAGTAGCACTTTGCCTTTCATATTAAGCCTTTTACAATCACAATCATCAACAGTATAAAAACTGCTGAAAACTTTCATAAAACTTGCTTGCATTTTTTCAAAAAATTTCATTTTTGTCTCCTATATTATTGTATAACTTTTGCCTTGTAGTGCTGCATTTATGGTATCACCATAACGATTTATGATCTCATCAGCTCCTAAATTTCTTGGATTGCCAAAAATATCAAATTCCATAGCAGTTGGTGAAGATGTCAAGTTTGTGCCTAAGTTACCTTCGCCAAATCCAACGTTAAATGTACTGAGTGGTAGACTAGGGTCAATAAATGCGTTTATATTTGGATTCTCTTTCATAGCTGCGTCTAAGCCTTCTTGAAGTCTCTCATTATAGGTTTTGTTTGATAAAAAAGGCTTACTACCAGCTTCAAACGCACCAACAGGTACGCTAAATTGTGTCCTGTTAAAGATAGGTGCAGAGAATAAACCTGTGTTTAGTGCTTGATTGCTGAATAGTTGATTACGAAAATCACCGATAGTGCCCGTTTGTGGCCTGGCGATACGTGATAAAAATCCTCGATCCATAACTGGTGCTGCGCCTAACAAACTTGGTGAAAAGGGTGCACGTTGTGTTGGAAAGCCACCAGTGTTGAGTCGTAAAGAATCCATAAGACTTGGACTAAATCCCATTTCTCTTTCTAATCTGCCTTGTTTGTAAGTACCGACACCTGGCAAAAATTGTGAGAATATACTTGGAATACTACCACCACGATAAGGTGGTTGAGATGTTGTGTTTCTTTCTGGGAGTGCCGCAAAATCAATCATTGGCTGACGCAAAATTGGTGCTGGTTTTGGCATGAAGTTTTCCCTAGGACGAACACGTGGTTGTTGTGGTCTTTGAGTTGCAAAACCACCCGTGTTGGCACGTAGTTGATCCATAAAACCGTCACCTTGTGTTGACGTTCTCGAATCACCCGTTGGGCCAAACCGTTTGAAACGTGGGTCTGATTGTGTTACACGACCACCAGATTGTATACCAGCAATCCGTCTTTCGATATCTTGTCTACGTTGTTTTAATTCGTCTGAGTTTAATTTTTTACCGCCGCTAAAGACAAGAGTTGCTTTTTGTCTATCACGTAATTTTTCAATTTCTTTTTTTTGTCTTCTTGTAAGTTTTATTGCCATAATGACCTCTATTGTAAAGGATTGCTATTTTTCAGTGTAAATTCTTCCATTCTTAAATCAAGTAAGTCAAATTCAGTTTGCAAGACAGCGATTGATTTTTCTGTTTCTGAAACTCTGTTTTCTAAAATTGTGATCTCTGTGTTTTGCTCACGAAACTTTTCACCCATCTTATTGGTTACAACCTCTTTGCTTTGTTCCATTTTTTCATAGACGGGCACAAGATCAATTTCTTGTGTTATCACGTATTCTCTCTGTTCTAATTGTGCAATTCTGTTTTCGAAGACACCGTAAGCATAAAAACCACCACCTAATACACTCATACTACTTATGACTGCGATTAACGCAGAAAAATATTTTTTAATTAATACCATTTAATCTCTCTAATTTAATTTTTAATTCTTGTTGTTTATAATAGTTTTCATTTAATTTCTGTTCATATTCGATCACAGGATCAAACACTTGAAACGTGACGTTTTGGTATAACTGACGATTATCCGCTATGCTCACTTGTTCTTTATATATGCCATAATCAATATAAAACGGTTTGTCTTCTATCTTTGGCTCATTTGCCACAATTTGTTCCATTTTTGCTAAATTTTCTGCAAGATATTTATCAATACCCTCTAAATCGCCCACAGAAGCCTGTACAACGATGTTTGTATCTTTGACGACCTGTACTGTATCAACACTGCTTTCATCTAGCTCCTCGGTGCTTACGACAGCCATTTCTTCTTCTGCCACCATCTCTTCTGTTGTTTCTTCAACAAAATCTGTTTCTTCGGTTATTTCTTCAGTATCTACAGATTCTTCTTGTTCTGTCGGTGATTCTTCAACCATTTCTATGACTGTTAACTCTTCGGTTTCATAAAATTCTGGCTCTTCTTCAAAAAAATCAGTTGCATCGCCAAGAAACAAAAAAGGTGTATCAACGTCCATTTCTTCTTCTAATTCGATTACTTCTTCATATTCAAAGAATGTCAATCCGTCATCAAAACCTGTCAATGGTATCAAAGTTGACTCTGTAAAAATCAGTGGCTCTTCAAACGTCATAACTTCAAAATCAAAATCAAAATCTAAATCGCTTTCTATATCATAAAAAGTTGTATTAAGATCATCAAATATCTGACTATCAATTGTAAACTCTTCATAATCAATGACAAGTGATGGATTTCTTATGTCTGCACCATAATGACCACTTGTTCTTTGTGGAACACTAAAATCAAACCGTGCTGTAATGTCATAATCCAACTCATTGTTTGAGGAAATCACAATTATGTTTTCTGGACTGTCTATATATCCACAACCGTTCCAATTATTACAAGTATGATCCATTGTGACTGTTTGATTAACCGTGTCGCCCGTTGCCGACTCAATAGTCTGTGTAAGAGTGGTCTCTTGGCTGAAAGAGTTCCAATGCCAGACCTCGGCTTCAAACGTTGAAGTAAAACCACCTTGTATTTCTGGTACTGTTAGATGATCAGATAATGTTATATTCTGCTCTTTATATTCATCATGCACACCAGCCAAAATATTGCGGCCATGATAATGATCGTTTGTGCCTGTCCAATCGTCCATGAAATCATTTGACAATAGATTATCAGTTTGTGCCGCTCTCCCCGGACTCGTAAACACGACCATTAATAACAATAAAATGCCTATTCCAGAATACCATCTCATATACCTTTACCGTCTTCTAATTGACAATGATGTTTGACTACTAATTTGTCCATGTTCACATCTTGAGTTTTGCCATCAATCCCAAACTCCTCATATAACCTCAGAGAATCAGCATGACCCGTAAGATTGCATGAGTAGAAATCAAGAAACTTAACTGAGTTTGTTAACTCTGGCAAGCATTGTATATCACCTTCTAAACTACAAATTTTTAAAATAAGAATCCATTTCGTGATCATCGTGCAACCGTGTATTGCGTTTCTTGATCTTTGATTTCTTGTATTGCTTTTTGTTGTGCTACCCATTCCTCATAGTCAGGCCTCAAGGTGGGGAATCGTAAATAGACGTTACGCGCCTGTTCACCAATTAATGAAACACCATTGATATTTATTGGGCAGTACGTTGAGGCCTGCCACATGGCGATCCATACTTCTTTGCTTTGACAGAGCACACTTATACCAGCAACACGCATGTTGTGTACGGTTGCAAGCTCACGTGCTAGTTTTATTCTTTCGCAGTTTTCATCAGTGTATGTGTGACCGTGCGACACGCCAAAATTAAATGTTTGTAGTCCAGCAGTCATAGATAAAGCACATGTATCAATACCGTTACTAAGTGGCGGTGCTGACGCAGTTGGTGGTGCTGATTTCACGTTGCTTGTGCTATTACTCGTGCTACTTTGATCTACCGCTGTTGCTGCGCTGTAATTGTTTGTCGTTGTCGAATTGTAGCCTCCCTCGATCGCCGTATTCGATCCACTCGAAGTGGTCTGATTTGTATCAGCTTCTACATCAATGACAATAATAGCTAATGTCCAACCAATGATGATGGCCCATGCAAGGTATGATAATATTTTGTCAAGTCGTGACGGTTTCATTATTTTTTCCATTTGTTAAGTGTGTTGACTCCAAAACTGCCACCTACAATAGTCAATATGATTACCCAGAACATATCTGGCGCGTTATTAAGTAACTCCCAACCTTTAAGGATATGAGGTTGAGTGTACGGAACAAAATGCGCTATTAGGATTCCTGTAAAAACCAAAGTGAGCCACTCGTCTTTGAGAGAGTTTTCACCTGCTTTTACCTGTGCAGATTTGACTTCCGCTTCAGCTTTACTGACAAGTTTTGCAGTTTCAAGTTTTACTATATCAAGTTCTTTGGTCGCTTCAATCTCAGCCGCACGGATAATTTTCTTTTTTTCCATAGCATGACTTGCTGCACCAATAACTTTGTCTGCAACAAGTTTTGTGATTGGGTTGGATAAAAAGCCAAGAAAAGGTAACATCTTATGCTCCGTTAAATATTCTCATAAGGCCTACGATGACGGCAACACAACTACCGATCCAAAGTACACTTTTCACCGCACCACGACCATAAGACATCTCAAGTTTTAGTTTCATTATGTCGTTGCTGTTTTTCTCCACAAGTGCATGAATGTGCTCTAGCTTGGTTGCAAGATGTTCCATTGTTATTTTTTGCTCTGACATTATGAAATTTCTCTATGGTCAGTAATCAACACATTTGTGCCATCATTACTTGTTAGTCGTAAGAATGAAGTCGTTGTTGGGTCGCCACCCTCACCGAAACTTAATGGTACAGTTGATGTTACTGTAGGAAATGTTACTTTGTGATTACCCTGTATATCAAATAGTCTTAATGATTGGTTACCCGCAAAAGCACCACCTCTTCGTGAATGTAATTGCATATTTTCCCCGTCAGGGTGTATTCTAATATAACCAATAGGATCGCCTGTCTGTATGTCCTCCATTAACTGTGTGCCAACTCTTTGTATAGTGCTTAAATCAAAAGCTGTGCCTAAGAAATAATGATGTATTCTTCGTTCATCATTTGAATCAATTTCTTGCTGGACTACAACCATGTGTTTTCCATCTGATGATATATCACTTGCTATAAAAGAATTATAATTTTCGCCAAAGACTTTCAAATCTTGACCAACATCAAACGAAGATGCTAATGCTAGTGTGCTTGTTATGTCGTAAGCACTTGAAAGTGTTATTACAAAATGACTTTTTTCAAAAGCATTTGAGGAAGAATTACTGTGTCTTTCATTTGATATGAATAATTTTGTGCCATCAGAATTGAATCTGCCATTATCAAACAATAAACCTGTGCCACCGCTGTCGCCTAATACCGTGTCTAAGTTTACAGAGTTTGCGGCTGTGGTGTTGATAGTAGAAATATCATAGGCACTTGTAAGTGCGTGTTCATGCAAGTCATCACCTCTAATTGATATAAGTTTTGTTCCATCTGCATTAAATTGATATCCTGATTGTGACGCAGAGGGCATACCACTCTTTGACTGCACAAATGATGCACTAGTAATATCGTAGTTCGTGGATAAGTTATATTCGTAGATTATTGTAGTGCTACCCTCAACTAAATAAAATTTACTACCATCACTATTGAAGAAACTAGCAAACAAAGTATCTGTATTACCTATTTGCGAGCTAAAAGATACTGCTGTGTGTGTTTGAGTTAGCAAATCAAAACTTTTGCCAACATTTTTTAAATATAACTCAATAGATGCTCCTGCTGATATATTGCTAAATGAGTATGTTGTTGCACCCGATAGTGTTTGTGTAAATTGTGTGTTAGCACTCCAATCAATAGCAGGTGTTGTACCACTTAGTGCTGTAGGTGCGGAGCTACCACCACCAAAATATGTTTTTGCGTTGGCGGCTGTAATCTTTCTGTTTGTGCCACCCGCTCCGTCATCAACAATAAGCAAGTCAGCATCAGCAAGTGTTGTTGTCGCTGTACCACCATCAATATCTAATGCTGTAAGTGGTACTGCTGTGATTGTATTACTCGCACCACTTATGCTTTTGTTTGTGAGTGTTTTAGTTGTTTGGGATAAATATGTGTCAAACGTGTCAACAGTTGTTTGTCGCATCACCCCGCCATCGTTAGTTACAACGCCATCGCCCCCTGCCACCGCAGTTGTACCTGCTGATGTACCACCGTCCATGAGGTTTAATTCTGCACCTGTTGCGGTTACTGTTGTCGAGCCAATCTGTAAATCACCTTCTGCAATTGACACTAGGCCTGCACCATTCGGTGTGAGAGTTATATTACCATCTGTATTTGTTGAGCTGATTGTGTTCCCATCAAGTTGTAAGTTGTCAACTTTTATTGTGCCTAATGATGATGATCCTGCATTGAGTGCAGATAGGTGACTCATCAGCTCCCGAATAGCGTTATTGATTCCGCTGGGAGGACACCCTTCTTGGATATTCACTCCGCCGATATCTGTATTATTAGCGGCTGTAGAATCATAATCTGAAATTGCATCTTTTGTCATTTTCTAATCCTTATTGATTTAATATGTTTTCATTTTGTAGAGCACCGACTTGTCTTGATCCAGATAGCAGACCCCTTGTTGCTGGTGCTGCGGCTTGTGCACCACGTCTTAGTCTTCCTGCAATCAACGCGGCCTCACCGCCTGCACGTGGACTAACTGCCAGTAGACCACCTAGGGCAGGAGCAAGTACTGAAGGCCCTAGACCAGCAAGACCTGCACCAAAAGCACCAGCCGTTAAACTTCTTGCTAGTCCGCCCGGAAATTTCGGATTGACAGCAATTCCAAGTAGTTGTGAGACTAAATCTGGGTCACCGAGCTCTTTTAATATACGATTGATAATTGATCCTTCATCACGTGCCGCTCTTTGTAATTTGTTAAGCACTGCTTGTTTACTCCTTTTTGAGCCTATACCTAATTCTCTTTGGAGCTCATCAACAATATCAAGTTGCTTACCATATTCAGTCAAAAATTCTTGATATCCTGTTGGCATTTCTTTGTTGATGATATTTGCCATATCTTTCCGTGTTTTTGAATATACTCTTTGTGCATTTGCGCTAGTTGCAGGTGGGAAATCTATGTCATAGAAAGCGGCTCTAAATTCATTGAGATCATCAAGATTCTTTACGTCATCAAGTAGTGGCAAGTAATCATTCTCAATCGTCTTTATGAGTTGATCAACGGGTTGATTTTTCACGCGAAATTTACTGCTGAATTGTCCAAGCACTGCTTTGATTTCTGATTTTGTTTTATCTTTAACTCTTTTTTGTCGGTCAGCTATTGGAAATAACTCATCTTTCTTTTTTTGGAAAAATTTACTGTTTTCACTTTTAAGTGATTCTAAACTACGGTTGGCCTGTATTAACAACTCATCTTCTGTGACATCACCACGCATAGCACGTATCGCAGGCTGTGATCCACTTGCAATTTCATCAAGGGGTGTACGACCAGTGCCACTTGCCAAACCTTGTACTGTACCTGCTAATCTTGCGCCTTGCACAAGTGGGAAACCAGCACCTCTAGCTGCGATTGATAGTGGATCAATATTACGTCCAAACTGAGAAACTGCGCCTGCTCCTTTTTGTACCTTTTGTGATGCACCTGCCGCTTTTGTTGCCAATCTCGCAGTACCACCTGCCGCATTTATAAATATTGCAACATCACCTAGTACACCGATTGGATCAGTCCTAAGTGTGTCAGCGAAGTTTTCACCATATCTCTCTTTATAATATGCACCGACACTTCTTGCTAAATCTTCGTTGCCTTGCTCTCCGGGTTTTATCAATGATATCAGACTTTTACCTAACTCAGTGACGCTCTTGGCTGTTTCTATCGGTGACAATAACGGTGTGATTGTATCTTTCGCAAACTTGGCTGCAGACGGTAACACGTTTTTTAATAAACTTGTACCGTAAGCCCTTGCACTCAATTCAGTAGGTAAAGTGTCATCTGTTTGCTCATCAAGTGTGTCATCTTGATCATCAGTGATCACACCACCTCGAGCTTGTTCTCTTAATTCACGTAATGTTACCATGTCAATCTCCTAAAATAACTACGTATGGGCCGAGCTCTCTGTCAGCATTTTCTGGCTCTTCTTCAGAGTTTATGTCGTCAGCATCTACAAATGTATATATTGAGCTCAAAAGTTCTCGTTCGTCATCAGATAAGTCGTTTTTACTTATTGTAAATCCAAAGTTATCATTATTGGCTTCGTATGAATCCATGACGATATTAATTAGATCAGAGAAAGAACGTTCTGTATCTCCAGCATCAGCATTTACATCGTCCAAAAGGACACTTGCCACATATCTGTTTCTTGCGACATTGATCCTTGTTGCTAATATTAATTCTTCTAAAATTGCTGCGTTAGTATCTGGGTCAAGACCTAAACTTGGTAAAGCATCAGTATACAATTGTATTTCAAAATCAGATGTTGATCCTGCCCCTGTCGGTCTGATTTGTGGTATCAGTCTGCTGATAATCCTTTTGAAGGTTTCTTCATCTTCCATATCTGTACCTAGACCGATACTTTTTGCGATTCTGTTCAATACTAATTTTGTCTCCGTGCCGAATCCAGACTCGAAACCTTCTTTCTGCACTATGTCGTAGAGTCTTTCAGCATCTCTCAATAAAGCATCTGATTCTCTACGCGCGTCATTATATTCTTTGATTTCTAATTTTTGCACATCTCTTCTAAATTTGGTTTCGTCATCACGTTGTTTTGCGCGAGTACCAAAAGGTGCAATTTCAAAACCTTCTTGTTGTAAGGCAAGGAGAGATGGATCATCTTGTGCACCGTAGAATATTTGACCTGTAATCGGATTGTAAGCTTCGATTTCTAAGGCTTGTGAGGTTTCTGGAGCAAAGCTATCATAAGCATCGTCAATAGGCATACCCTCAAGTAGTGCTACACCAAGTGCAATTTTTCCTAGAGCTTGCTTATTGTCAAACAAATCTAAAATGTTTGGTGGTGGGTCTCTATCTGCGTCTGCATCGTCTTCATCTGTAGTATCTGCTGGTCTTGTAGTCCCGGCAGGAAAGGCTTGTGATCCGGGAGATACACGTTGCATTATAAAATCTTCTGGTGATACCACCGTCATATCTTTTTGTGGCGTTTCTTCTGTGGGTGGTGTTGTGTCTTCTGGGAGTGCTGCAAGATCACGTTGTACGGAGATGTCCATATCGCTCCCACGAGGTTGATCGTTTACAAAATCAACGCCAAGTGGTCTTAAAGTTTGCAAACCAAGGTTGAATTGATCAAGATAATTTTGTCGTGCTGTTTCTGGATCAATCGCACGTTGATCTTGATTTGCTAATGCTTCAGCAATAATTTGATCTCGAGCAGATTGACGTTGTTGAAAGGTTGGTCTGAATACTGATGTTGGCATAGTGCGACGATCATACGTTGGTATACCAAAATTAAGTTGTGCTTGTTGTAAACGATCTTGGCCACCTGTGTTTAATAATGTTTGTATTTGCTGATCTAATAGACCGTTATTTCTGTTACCCATACTCATATTATCCACGCCCCGTAATAAAGTTTGCGATTGAAGGGACTGTCACACCGATATCTCCGAATCCAGAAGCTAGTGATCCAAGACCTAATAGTGATGATCCTATGCCTTGTCTTGGTGCTATAGAAGTCGTCTCTGTGCCCGCACCGAGATTGATACCAGCAGCCGAAAGCAGTGCATTTAATCTTGCTTGATCCGCCAAGTTTTGTTCTGCAATTCTTTGTTGCTCTGCATCTATAGGTAGTCTAGCACCCGCTCGTTCTAATGCTGCTGCTTGACCGAGACCTTGTAATCTTTGTAGTTGTAAATCTTGTGCGGTTGGAGCGACTGTACCAGCTCTGAGTTGTAACTCTGCTGCTTGTCTTTCTGCGTCTGTGATAGCACCAGCTAGCCTATCTCGTCTTTGTGCTTCGTCAAAATCTCGTTGTGCCAATATCGGAGCAACTGCTGTTCCAATACCACGACCAAGAGCTGTACCAAAAGCATCACTGCCTAGTCGTCCTGCACGTGAAAACTGTGATGTCAGATTATCTCGTACATCAGATATCCTATCATCAATGACTCTGTCAAGATAGCTCGATCCTAAATCTTGGTCAAACTGCTGTTGCAACAAGGTCGGTGCACCAATACCACCTTGCACTATATTACCTATAGCGCCTTCAAGATCACTGATAACTCCGGGGCCTTGACCAAAGTCTGTTAGTGCTGATATTTGCTGTCTTTCCAAATCACTTACAGGTACAAAACGGTCTCCTTGAAATACTTCTGGAGAAAAATCTCTTGCCGCTTGAAAGGCTTCTGTTTGAGCCGTCTGTAAGTAATCTGGTATTACAGGTATCTGCCTTGTTGTAGTCGTTCTACCTGAACTTCCTTTACTCATTATCTAACCTCTTTTCGTATTGTATATGGCGTTGTTGCCAACCGTATTGCTCTAAATATTTTTTCCATGCTCTTCTTCCATAACCTTCGATGTGTGTGCATTTGTTGATCTTGCCTAAATTTTCAAATATGGGCATGACGATTGGCAACCATTCTTTCATGCGTTGCCCAGCAACAAAATCTATGCACAAGGCTTTTGTTTTTGGATACTCTGATAACCTAGTGGTCAAAACAGCTTGTATCACTTTTTGTTCTTTTACTTCTTCGTATACGATCCATAAAATGTAAAAGCCTTTTTTTGCTTGCTCATACAAATCGTTGATATCGATTCTATCTGGTGTAAGGTTTACTGCTTTCTCTATTACGGGCGCAACGTATGGCCACATAACATCAACCTTATCTTTTGGTATAGGTAAAAATTTCATAATTATGTAACTGTATAAATATAAGTCCTATCGCTCTGTGAATTATTTGCGTGCGTAATGGTAAAAGAACTATCTGTACGTGCTGATATAAAAATACCGCCAGCTCCTATTTCTGCCGCTGCATTTGCAGTAATCGGTACAAAATTAATTATACTGTCTTCTCCAACTCTCAAATCATTTACGGTTGTTGTTGTAGTGCTTGCTGTAAGTGTAAAACTACCTTTTGCATTTGTTTTTCCGTCTACAAGCTGATTTACGACTGATGCAACATCTCTTGGTGACCCACCGTTCGGTGGCAATCTTCTGATATTGAAATCAACCATTATCGTCTACCTAATGTTGAGGCCTCAACATCACAACCGAGTGCATATCGAAAGTCTCCTGTTGTTTGTATACGTACTCTATGATAACGACCATGACTTCTCACATTACAGATATTGTCTGCGTTGAGTGTTGACGCGTTTGTAAATGTCACGTCATTTAATGTCTTGTTACGTGATCCAACAGATACAGTCAATGTTGGTTGCACTGCTGGATTTTTGCTTGTTATGTATGGTGTGACACTATTGATGACAGAACTCTTTAACGGTGCGGCTTCAAATTCTTTTGTCGTCAAAGTTGCAGATAGTGTGCTACCTGTAAAAGTATGTATTTTTTTATCTTTGCTCGCACCAAGTGTAAACGACTCCCCCTCAAATAATGGACTGTCAAGAGAAGTCTCAAGTGCATCTATGCTTGAATTTATATTATCAAGTTGTTCAAGTGTCGTGCCTGGTATCAGTACAACACCAATTGATTCGTGTGCTAATTCTATGATTGACCAACGACCTATTGTATAATTATAAACAAGTATTTTGTCTGGCTCACCGTCTGTTGATTCATTACTAACGTAAGACCACATCGCAACTTGATTTTGTGGATCAACGGTAGCAGTCAATCTATTTACATGTGCTGGATTTAAATCATCATAGAAAAAATCATCAACTTTTTCACCACCGATAGAAACTGAGCGATTGCCATCAAACATATAAAAACCGTTAGGTGATAAGTAGAACACGGCGTAAGTGCCAAGCGAACATATACTATTTGGCATTTCACAACCAATATCACTTACTTTTTCCACGGAAAATATAATAGGACTGCCAACGTACTCAAGTCTTACAATGCCACGTTCTAGCAAAACTATACCGTAGTTTCCGCCAACTAATCCTGTGATCTCACCAGAATCGGCAATATCTTGTATGTCTGTTTGATTTGTGCCAATAGTCCAATCAGTAACACTGTTGATACCACCAAAATAAACACGATTGTTATAAACGACCCCACCATATTTAACGTTAGCAGTAACAATAAAATCACGTACAACTGCAATATGTTTCGCAGCAGGTGCACCACTGATCGGATCGAATTTACTGCTTGTTTCAACGTTGAACTCCTGTAAGGCTTGATTGTGTCCACTTGATGCAACAATTGAATTACCAAATTGTATAAACTTCCAAACGTCTTTTGTACCTAATGTGTAGTTGCCTGTTGTTGACACATTATCTAAGTCTGAATCTGAGCTTGCATATTTATAAATTTTTGCACTATCTCCAGCAAATAATTGTACGGTGCGATCTTGTTTACGTGTGGCAAACATACCACGTATGTAATTGTCAGCAGCATTTGAAAGCTGTGCTAGGCCACGTACAGGTTTGTAACCACGTGCAGAGGGTAATACATTTGTCGCTTCTAAAACTCCCGGATTACCGAGATCACTTTGATCTGGCAACCACTCACCGAATTGTATCATTGTAATTCACTCCACTCTATGCTTGTCGATGTTGTTTCTGTCCACGTTTCACTACCGACACTTATCTCTGACCATGATTCGCTGCCAACTGCAATATTTGACCAAGATTCACCAAGTATCTCACCTATGACTTCAGCAGACAATGTTATGGTCTCACCTGCTGACATTTCCATTATCAAACTAGCATTACCACTTGCTGATATGCTGATGGTAGCATCTGCACTTGCATCAAATATTATATTAGAAGTTGATGTTGCATTTATTGATATTGCAACACTTTCTGATACTGTTTTTATAAGACCTGCCGCACTGCTTTCTGTAATAGATATTGTTACATCACTACCTACAGGTTGGATCAATCCACTACCACTTGCTGAAGTAATTGCAATTGATACCGCAGAGGAAGCGCCTAATATTCTGTTTGACGTTGCAGAAGTTGTTAGTGCAATAGACACCGCACTGCTTGCACTGTGAAGTGTAAGATTGTCTAACTCTTCTAATGTAAAAGCATCAAGGGAGTCCATCGTGCCAAAGGCATCTAACTCCTCCATAGTTGCCATATAACT